ACTTCTTGATGAATGCAACTAACTGACTAGCCGAGAAAGCATCCTCGGCATTGGCGTGCACAGCATTGCCAATAGTGTCAGCCCACGAAAGCAGTTCGGTGTACTTTCGACTTTTCAATAAGTCGACCGCATACGCAGCCACTTCCGTAGGATAGTCCTCCAACATCTTTGTAAAACAACACACATAAACGCTGTGTGAGTTGTTCTTGAGATGTTTTTCCAGTTGCTGTAGCATTGATGCTATAGACCTGTTCTTTTTGGGGTTCATTACGAGCTCCTATGAGAATTCCACCAATGGTTTTCCATGAGTGGAAATGAACGAATAGATATACTGTAAACAACAGCATACCTAAAGCGAGTGCGAATAACTTCTTCATCGGACACTCAGATCAGAAATTGACCTGGAGAGCCTTGATAGCAGTCTTCGCATCAGCTGTGGCCAAATATGCGGCCATATCGTTCACCAGTGCATCAATATCCGCGGACGCAGCGCCGACGGGGATACTCGCATTAATTTGAAGGATCGCATTACCAGTTATGGTAAGTGCGCCCGTCAAAGCGAGAGTCCTAGTCAGTTTAACTGCGTTGCGGCCCACCCCGGAGAAAGTTACAGTAGGCTTCGGGTACACACGAGAGACTTGGAGATCATCCATGGAGCTCAAAGTGTGCGCCGGACCATTGTAACCTACCGAGTCCTGACCAATACGGTCAGCGGTGAAGGTCTTTGTATTGAAAACGAGTGACATCAGGATAACTCCTTATAAAGTCGCGAGTTGGGTGGAGCGGAATGCCCCATCTACAACTTCGCAATTCGTTGAGAAATTAACGCAAAGCCATCGAGAAACCTAAGGTCAGAGCAAACTTGACCTAAGCTTCCGGGGCGAAACGTTATACTGGGCCCAGGACAACTCGGAACACGTTGCAACGTCTCTTCGACGTAGACATGTGAATCCGAGATGGGCTCAGTGACGACGTATGTGGTACCATTGATCCTAGTAGACGGCACAGCAAATGTAGCCGTTCTAGTTCGGGTTATGGTCGTCCACATAGCGATCGGACTTAGCGATGCATACGGAGTTAGGCCATACAAGAAATCACCCACGTTAGCAAACCAATCAGCAACAAAGCTGTAAGGTAACAGTTCCCAGGGAAGAGCAAGTATACCACTTGCATCCACACCTAGGGACTGAGCTATCGTGATTTCGCGTTCAGTCAGGATACCACATCGGGCAAGAACTTCGTCCGAATAGGTAACCGAATAGTCCGCGATAGTGCTTTCAGGGCCTAAAACATAAGAGGAGACAGATGATGTCGCGTAGGAAGAAGACTGCCCACGTGACGTGAATCTGTGCCTCGTTCTGTCCTTGTTGCCAAGCTCAGTAAGAACGCCTTTCACAGTGCTGATGAGGGGACGAACCCCAAATCGGTATGACAACCACAAGCGCTCGGCCCAAGCACGTATCTCGGCGACCGTCTTAGCTCTCCGCCTAACTTCGTTAAGATCGCGAGCAACACGATCCATACGAAATTGAGCAAGAGACAAGGGGTCTTTCAAGAGACGTACGAGCTGATGGATTTCTGCAATGTCTTGTAAGACACTAGCAGTATGTCCATTAGCGTCGGCCCATGCATCTGTAGCTGCCAACGAGACGATGCTGTTCATTGAAAGCATCGAGAAGAGATTTTTGATCCATTACGTACGGGCTTATTGCTTGCACCAACGAAAGGGTGTAAGGTGAGTCGTATTCGTAATGGTCAAAGTGTGACTGGCAAGACGAGTGAAAGTAGTTCTTCTTGCGTCGAGAACCGAAGTTACCGTTCTTTATGCAAGTAGTTCTCACACGCGTCATGGGAGTATTTACAATACCACCAGCCGCCACAATCTTCTTAAACCCTGGGGTCACGATATCGTCCATTAGGATAATTTCGCCAACCTTACCCGCCGAACTATAGCTAGATGTCGACACAGCATCGCTGCATGTCGTCACCGAGGTTTTAGTTCCGGTGGATGAGGAAGCAATACTACCTTTTGAACGAGTACGCGGGTAACCCATGATTTATCTCCTGTGAAATGCCACACCACATTAGTAATGTAGCAGCCGTGTTGCAACAACCTAAGGTCATGGGAGGAACAAAGAGATAATTAGTCTCCAAGTCCCTCCCAAGTCGCCAGACAACAAGAACATTTAATTCTTGCGACCTGAACGAACTACGCAGCGAGGTAGTCCATGACGCTGTAAAGCCTCCTTAACCATCACATCGTTGGCAGAGAGCTTCTCGACGAAATAAACGTCGGGAAGCCTGTCAAAAATGGATGACGACGAAGGCATAGCATCATGGGCGTCTTCAATTGCACGAAGACTAGAAAGACTGCGGATAGCCATCGAAATGAAACATTGTTTCTTCGGTGAGCTGTCCACGTCCTTCAGACCCTGCTTCGCCAGCACCTCTAAAGACTCCCGAGCAGCAACAAGCTCGGAGAGTGAAGCGCCAACTCCGTTATATACATAAAGAAAGGCATCAGCCGGGAAAATATCCGGCCTGCCCTCCCCAAGTATACGACAGAGAAGGTTAATCTCAGTCAAAGTTTGACTGTACTCAGATGGTGCTGACATAGTAGTTCTCCTTAGGAAAATATACAACACGGTCGCTGGTTGTCAACCAACGACCAGTAAAGAACCTCCACTCAAAGAGGTTCACGACACCACTCACCAAGAACTTATGCATCCTCAACGGCACCTGACCAATTTTGAATATGGTCAAGTTTAACCGCGGATGCGTAAGTAGGAGAGTG